TCGATCGCCTCTAGGTTGAGGTAAACCTTGCCGTTTTGGTGCGCTTTGGCTCGAGACTTGGCCAGGTTGATGACCAAATGTTTGTTTCCGTCCTTCTCGACGATGCGTGCGCCCTGCAGGGCTGAGAGGTCGATGCTGATGTTGTAGTTGCTCATGATTTATTCGTTGGACTCCAGTCGGTTGATGATGATTTGTTTTCTGCGTTTGACGCTGTCTTTTTGAGCGCATGACGAGCAATGCACTTTGGGGAAGCGGTCATTGTCCCTGGCGCACTTGATGCACTTTTTGCATTGTTTCAATAGTTTTCTGCGGGCTTTGCCATGCTGCGACAGATATTCTGCGCGACGGTTTTCGTCGGTGACAGGCTTTCGTCCTCGTTTGTTCTGCGGAATGCCCAGCGCTTTGTGAAGTTCGCTGATGCGTCGGCTGGCGTGCCATTTGGTTTGAGATAGGATGTCTTTGATGGTGTCGATCATGGGATTGTTATTTTTGGGGGTTTACATGATGGGTTCGCGGAACTTGTAAATGTGACCGAGGAAATCGAGTTGCTTTGTCCAGAGTCGCTTTCCGCCGCGCAGCTTGTCGCAGATGAGCGTGCGAGCATCATCCTTGCCGTCGATTTTCTCGATGCGAAACACGGCATCAGCGTCCTGGCCGATCGCTCGAGACTCGCGCAGCTGTCCGTTGTCATTCAGCTGGGAAGCGGTCAGCACGATTTTGTTGGACTTTTTGGCGGTGCGCTTGAGGCGCCTAGAAACGCTGGCGATGATCTCCTCGCGGGTGGCACCTTTGCGGGGTCCGGTATCTTCCATCAGCTGCAGGTAATCGACCATGATGACGTCAGCATCGCACTGCTCGATGTCGTGTAGGATGTCGGATGCGGTGGCGCCATCGACGTCGACGATGTCCGCCTTCATTGCGCTCATGCGCTTCAGCGCCAGGGCCATGGCTTCCTGCTCGGTGCGAGTGAGCGTGCCTCGACCCATGGACTGGTTGTCTATGCCGCCGGTGCTGCAAAGCACTCGAAATGCCTGCTCTGACTGGGACATCTCGAGAGGGTAAATCCTCACCGACTTGCCCTGCTCGATCGCAGACTCGCAGAAATTTTGCATCAAGACCGACTTGCCGTCACCTGGGCGACCGCAGACGACCCAGACCTTGCCGCCCTGCATGCCGCCGCTTTCCCGGTCGATGGTTGGAAACCCAGTCGAGACGCCAGGGATCCGACCAGCGTGCGCCAGACGGTCCTCGAGTTCGTCGATCAGTTCGCCGGCCAAGATCTTCATCGATTTGCTCGCCAGGGCTTTTCCAGGGATCTTGCCAGCTTCGGCCAACAGGTTTTCGGTCTGCTGGAACGCCTCGAGCAACGACGAACCGGACAGCATGGCCGTTTCCAAGCATTCCTGTGCCGATTTTAGCGCTTCCAGACGCTTCCGAGCCTCATGACAGCGGCGGAGGTCTGCGATGAGTTTTTGGGCATTCCTTGGCGAAACGGGAGCGGTCCAGAGTTCGGACATCTGGGCGGCGCCTCCCACTGCCTCGAGTTCGTCTGCCTGGCGCAGTTTTGCGGTGATGATCAACAGGTCTGGATGCTGCCCAGCCAGTGCCGCCTCGAGAACCTCACGAAAAACGGGGCGGTTTTGTTGAGCGAACATCTCGCCGGTGATCGCGTGGATGTTGCGAACCAGGGTGTCGGGGAACTGGGCGAACGTTGCCAGCAGGGCGTCTTCGGTTGCTGTTGCGATGTAGTTCATGGTTCAGAGGCAGGAAGATTTGACCAGCGTCGTGATTGTGTTTTGTCCTTGTTGCGGCTCATCGAGCCAGCGCTGTTGGTTGATGTAGGTGGCCGGGTTTGGAACGTATTGCCCGCCGTCTTTGGTCCAGTTCGGCTGGACAATCTGCCAGGCCAATGCGTTGAGAACTTGGTCGAGATCCGGCTTGTGCTTTTCCCAAGCTTTTGCAGCAAACCCTTTCCCAACCTTTTTCGGATATGCTTCCCAAAACGCTTTGAAACCTACGGAAGTAATATGGTTATGGTTATGGTTAGCTTTCCACTGGGTTGCCACTGGGTTGCCACTGGGTTCCTGCTGGGATCCTACTGGGAACCCACTGGGTTTAATTCGTTGATTCTTAGGACGTCCGCCAGCCTTTCCGTTGACCCTAGCACGCTCAGATCGACGTTGATATGATGCGATTTCTGCATCACAACGCTTGTGAATGTAGCCATTTGATGTGCAAATGAAGAACTCATTCAGCACCATTTCGACAACATCAAAACCCAGACGTAACCTACGGCTAACCGACTGGGTTTCCAACGGAATCGGCGACTCGGTCAGGTAGTAAAGGTCGAGCAGACGGCGATAAGCGAGATCCTCCATAGGCTCCAGATGGACGGTGTCGCGCAGGTAGTCACCAACGTGGAAGGGATAATAGTTCATGATTTCTTTTGTCGTTGATCTAGTTCAAACAGAATGCGGTTGCGGAGATCTTGCGGAACGCCTTCAGCACGATCAAGCATCCAGCGCAGGTAATCGGTCGGCACCGATTGCAATTTCCAGCCTCGAAACTTTCCAAACGGCATGGTTTCGCTGTGCTGCTCCTCGCGAATAGGTCGGAACAGGTCTTCCCATTGCAACCCGTTTTTTCGGAGCAGTCTGACTGCAGCAACAGCGGCAGCTTGCCATTCGCCTTGCTCTGCAGTTGGAGACAACGCCAAGCGCAAAGCTTTGACGGTTTTTTCGGAAATCATTGGGTTGTCCGTGTTTCAGTTTCACCGACCCGAGGTTGGTTCGTCTCGCGCAGCAGGGCGAAAAAATCGTCTGCACGCATCGTCACAAGCCAAATGGAACGGTTTTTTTTGTGAGCGATGATTGGCATTTTGTCGCCGGCATCTGGCGCAGCCTGCTCGCGCATCACTTTGTCCAGGTTGAGCGCTTGCACGCATTTGACCTCGAAGTGCAAACCAGGGAGATCTGGACAGATGACATCGGGCGAATCTGCGCCACCACTGAACTGCTGCCCTCGACGGGCATCGAAACCTGCGTTGCGGAGTTGGTCGCGCCATTCGCGTTCTCCCTTGGCACCTTTCGCTCTAGAGTTGATCATAAAATTCCTGCTCGGTGTTTGCTTCGGCCAAGTTCGTCTTGCTCAGTCCAGTCTTGCGATCTGAGCGCATGGAGCGGGCAGTCGCCGGAATAGACGTAAACGCCAGCGATGCCCATGTAGCCGTTGCCGTGGGCGTTGTCGAGGACAGGGCAGGTGCAGCCTTTGGCAATAGCGGCATCGCTGCCGGGTGATGGTGGTGTGTCAGTCATGGTTTGTTGCGTATTTAAATGCGTTTTCGATGGCGTCTCGAATCGCTGGCCACTCTTGCGGGTCGATGCGGATTGCGCCCGATTGCGATGGTTGCTCAACTTTGACAAACTCCCCAGCCGCTTCGTCTTCAAGTGTGACAATGGTTGCCATTTCGGAGAATTGCGGTTCTTTTTCTGGCGCAACGCACCAGGCAATAGGTCGTAAAATATAGTTCATTCCAGTTCCTTTCTCAGTTCGTGTTTGGCTTGTTCGATGTCGCCGGTTTCCAGCAGGTCGAGGACGCGGCGTGCGAGGCTCGACTGTTCTTCGATGGGGTGCCGCCGCAGTTCGCCTTGCACCTGCACAAGCTGGTCGGTGGCGATAGCGAAGGCTTCGCGGGCCTCGGCAAGCTGGCGCTCAGTCTCGATGCCCTTGGCGATAATGGCGTTGCGCGTAGACTTTTCGGAAGCCAGTAATTCGCGGGCTTCGTCTCGCTCGCGCTCAAGGCGTTCCATGGTTTCCCAGATGATTTCCATGCGTGTCACGCATCCAGTGTCATCTAGAGATGCTAGCTCGGCTTTTCGTGTCTCCGGTGTCGGTCGTTCGTTCATTGTTCGAGGAAGGGTTGGAGTTTGGCTCGCGCTGTGGCGCAGTCGTCGGTCGTGTAGTTGTCAATGTCCATGCCATCGGCGTAGAAAACGCGGCAGTCATCCAAACGGCTCAATGCATCATGCGCCTCCCTGATGGCCTCGCGCATGGCGGCGATCTGCTCGCGTGCCTCGTCTCGCTCGCGTTCAAGGCGGCGGGCGAAGTCGATGCGGACAACGCAGAACGGCAACTCGTTGACAAGATACGGCTCATGCAGCTCCTGCTCATCCGTCTCCGGCGTTGGGCGCAGGCACTCGCCTTGGTCGTGGCAAACGAGGTCGTTCTTGCAGGCGGAAACCACGGCGTCGCGGATGGCGGTGAGGTATTTTTGCCGACGGTGGTTCAGTAGCACTTTTGTCATGCCGGAGGCTCGGCATCCGAGGTATTCTAGCTCTTCAATGGTTGGAATGTTCATCGCGCACCTCCTTCGAAAGCTTTAAGTTCGATGCTCGGATCCGACTGCTCGGTGATGCCATCCAGCACGCTCTCGACGATGGCGTCGAGCGCTTTGCCTTTTTGCCCAGTCGCTTTGCCAAGCAAATCGCGTATTGATGACATCGGCACCTTGCAGGCACTTGTGAAATCGATGGCGCTGACACCGAGCGCAGCCGACCGGCTGAATGCCTCACCGACATCGGAAATCGAACGCCGCCCGGCTTTTTCGCGCAGCGTGTAGAACTGCTGAAACTCGGGGTCGTCCTGCGCCCGCTGTTTGGCAGCGTCCTTCAGCGCATCGATCGCCTTGCCGACCAGGGTGAGCTTGCCAATAGCGTCTGCCAATTCAGACGCAGGCATGCGTAACGCCCGACCAAACAGTTCCTGGAGTTGTTCCTTGGGCGACAGGTCTGCCACCGTTTCGGGCTGCAGCAACGCCGGCACCTGCTCGGTGTAGCGTCGGAAAGCTGGGCATGCGTTGTTGCTCGCAGCTTTGCACCATTTGCACCAAGATCCGGCTTTGGCTTGACCAGGCACCGAAAACTCGGCTGCATGCAGCGACTCACGCAGCCAAATCGACGCACAATCGAGTGCGTCCTCGTCGTAATCCGCCACCGTCGGCTTGCCTGCCCATGGCTGGACGAGTGCAACGCGCACTTGGTCGCAGTCGCAATAGTTTGCCACCAGGACAGCGAGGCTTGCCAGCTGCGAGTTGTCGACCGCTTCAGCCTGCTCGCCGCGTCCGGTTTTGTAGTCAATGATCAAAGCACGACGCTCGTTTTTGTCGATCAGGATCAAATCCGCCTGGCCCGAAAACGTCGCGCCGGTTCCGGCTTTGCGCATGACCAAATTGCCCTTGTGCAGCCACAAACGCTCTTCCTTGAGCGTTACCAGGTGCGCATCCTCGGTCTGCCATGCCGCCACCAGTTCCGCAGCCTGGCGTGCGCACATTTCTGCGGTTTCCTGCTCGGCAATGGTGAGCGTGTCGGCACTTGCGGCGCCGGCCAAGACTGCATGGATGCGCGTGCCGCTTGTCGCCGCTTTGCTGGTTTCCTCGGCGGGGAAAAACGATTCAGCCTTGTGCGACCAGGGGCAATTGGCAACCCGATCCATCTTTGAGGCCGATGGCAGGCCGTGACGTTCGTCGGTGGTGTTCATGTGTGTGTGTGTTGGTGTTACTTCGCGGCAAGTTCGATCTGGGACCAGGCCGACAGGATGTCAGACAGCGTCGTGTCCGGCGCTTGTTCCGGCGACTGGTAGATGTCATCGGCAAGACCGTTGTCGCATGCGATGCGTGCGACGTCCGCCCAAGCGATGCCGCTGGCTGCGCATTTGCCGGCGATCTGGCTGGCTACAGACTCAGCCTCGACCTCGACCAGCGGCGCCGGTTCGGGCGCAGCAAAAAGCTTGCTTTCGCGGGCGGGCTTGACCTTGGGCGTGATATCTCGCACCGGAGCAATGTCCTGGGTTTCCTCGACCGTGAGCATGCCTAGGGTGATGTCGGGCGCGTAAAGTCGGGCGAAGAATGCTGCTGCCCTGTAGCGCAACATGAGATCCGGCAGGGTCTGCCATTTGCTGCCGTTCTTCGTACTCCAGCCCTCGGCTTTTGCCATTTCCAAAGACACTGGTGGACCCTCAAGCGGTTCGCCGCCACCCTTGGGACGAGTCCAAGCAATGCAGGACTTTTTCTGCCCTTCGCCTTCGACGCGGAACTGCAGCGGTTCAAAGCGACCAGAGGCGTTCACCATGGCGATCAGGAACGACGCCCGAAACGACGGGCGCCCGTGTATGACGTCGATGTTTTGCAGCACCATGAACGGGTCGGCGCCGAGGCGTTTGGCGATGTTGATGCCGATGGCGCAATTGGCCAGGTTTCCCTGGAAGTCCTTCGGAACCAGGCTGCTGCTGGCAAACATCTTGGCTTGGCGCTGCAGCAGTTCAAACGCGGCGTTCTCGCGGGCAATCTGCAGGTCGGTGACTTCGGTGGTGGTGAGTTCGGTGTTCATGGTCGTGGTTTAGTTGGGTTTAGTTGATGAGGTCGAGGTGTAGCACGGTGCTGTGTGCGGAGAGGTAGCGCTCATGGGCGGCTTGCCAGTAGTCACCCGACTCCTGCCAATAGGGGTCGCCGGTTTCCTCCAGCTGCTTCTTTGCGTGGTCGCGGCATTTGGCCGAGTCGTCGAGCATGTGCTTTAGAGCAACCAGGATGGTGATGCGTTGTTCGTTTGTCATGGTGTTAGGGAAAACAGAATGTGCAGGATTGCCCAGCCGGCTGCGCCGAGACAGGCAGCGCCAGCGATGTCGATGAGCGTTGACTTGAATGCAGCCAGGTCTTGCATTTTCCGCCGTCGAGCTTCCTCGATGGGGCGCCAGTAGCCCGGCGGAGTGTAATCGGCGGCGATGGCGTCTTGCGCAGCCTGGTGGTCGCGGAAGCGGGACGCGAACTCAGGCAATCGGTCGGTGATTCGGTCGTTGGGTCGTGGTGTTTTCATAATGTGTGGGGTGTGTGGGTGTTGTCCGCGTGTAGGATGCGCGGCCCCCGTGGGAGAATCACAGAAGATTCACGATTAGACTGCGACTTGTTCCATTCTGCCACCTTCCTGACTCGAAAGTTTTGCGGCTCATTTGCAGGGTTGTTCCATCAATGAAGTGCAGGCGAATCATTGCGTCGTTGATGCTCTCAATGCTGGCGATGTCTTCAGTGGTGTGTTTCATATTGTTTGGTGGTGTGTTGTGTTTCGCTGACAACGCCATCATGCCACATGGCCCAGCCAGCGCAACACCTTTTTTGTTCTTTTTTTTGTTTTGTTGTTTTGCGCTGAAGATCAACGCTTTGCAACAGGCAGTTTTTCGCCCGGGATCGCTACGAGTTGCCCAGTGGTTGCGATTTTGCAGCACCATTCACCGTCCCAACCGTCCTGGTCTGCCGCAGGGAAACACGGTGCCAGTATCGCATCCTGCTGAACGATAACGGTGCGACCGGTCTGCCAGTCTCGCGCATGCACCGCAGCGTCTAGTCGCAGGGCTCCTGGTAATCCGTAGGGCATGCCAACTCATCGCCCAGGTCGAGCGTGTTGCCACAAAAATTTCGCCATGACAGCACCTTCTTCGGTTACTTTTTCCTCGGTCCAGTGCGGGTGCCGGTAGTGCAAAAATTCATGGATCAGCGTCTCAAGCCTGCGCTTCCCCTTGAGTCTGGGATCAATCTCGATCGTGCCGTCGTCCCAGCACAAACCGTCGGCTTGGTGCCGGCCAAGTTTGCGTTCGATGACAGGGGGCAGCTTGGGCTTGCTCATTTGATGATGCGGTAGTGGGGGGCCATGTGGCGATAGCCGCTGGTCCCTGGCACCAGGAATTTTCGAAATTCAATTTTGCCGGCCTTGACTCCTTGCGCCAGCTTGGACTGCGCAGCCCAGCGGGTGATGCCGAGTTCGTCGCAAATCTGCTGACGAGTCTTCCACTCGGGACCGGGAGTTTCGAGTTCTGCCGGGAGGGCCAGAGCGGCCAACCAGTCAGAAGCATTTGAATCCGGTTGGTGCCCACCACGTTCCGTTTGTCTGCCGGATTTCTTGAACGTTGAAGGAGCCGTCCGAATGGATTTGGCCAAGGTAGAATCCGTTTTCATGGCGTAGAGACGATGTGTTTCGTTTGTTGTATTCCTGGTCAATTTCTAGGAGTCCTCCGCAGGCGTAGGCTGCTTTGCGCTCATTGAAAGTCCCGAAAGTATGGACATCGAAACTGTGAATATGCCCAAACAGGCAGGAACCGTAAATGGCTGCGTGCTGTCGAGCCGCATAAATTCCGTGATGGTAGCCATGTAAGACATTCAGCTTTCCGAAAGAAAAGACACCGTGACGTTTGTGATATGGTCGCCATTCACATCGCAATTTGCGCAGGTTATTCTCCAGATCACCGCAAAGTTTCCGCGCATAATCGGCCTTGATGCCGGCGCTGCTGTTCTCGGCAAGTTCAAACAAGCGGTCGTCGTGGTTGCCCATCAACAAATGCGTGGGCTTCCAAGCATGGAGGAACTCGACGCCAGCATTCCAATCGTCCTGCATCGTTTCGCACTGCTCCTCGGCTGATGCGCCCCGTCGTAGCGGTCGAAGATCGAACAGGTCGCCGCCGAAGATCCTGATGTCAGGGCGAAAATCCTTGGTTACTGCATGAAGCACTTTCACCGCTGCTTCGTTCTGGCGGTCGCCATGAAGGTCGGTGCAAAAAAGGAAGCGGCGTGGTTTGCTCATGCAGTTAATGCGTTGGCTATGGCTTCGCAGGCTTTTGCCCGCAGTTCGGGGTCGAGCATCTTCGCCCTGTCTCCTTCGTGATCCAGGAATCCAAGTTCCACCAAGAAGCAGGGCTGAAAGGCCATGACGGCAAGACGCTTGTGCTGGCTGGCGGATTCGAGCTTCGCGCCACGGTCGCGGGTGCCGAGCGCATCGACCACGGCCCTGTTGATGGCCTCGGCCTTCTTGCGGTTGGCCTCGCCTCGGTAGAAGGTCTCGGTGCCACTCGCTTTGCCGTTGGCGGCGTTGCAGTGTAAACTCAAGAGGATGTCACCGCCATACTCTTTGGCGATGCCAGCACGTTCACCCACTGGCGCGGGATCTTCGTTATTGATGCGGGTGCGGATGACCTTGTAGCCGGCGCATCGCAGGAATGCGCGGATCTCGTTGACCCAGTCCATCACGACGTCGGCTTCGCGCACGCCGTTGGATGCGGCGCCAGGGTCGAAGACACCGTCCTTGCGGTTGCTCAGACCATGACCTGGGTCCAGGATGATGGTCATTTCGCCTTGGGTTTGTCGGTCTTGAGGATGAGGACAATGCCGAGGACGGCACCGACAGCTTCACCAGCAAGTTCAAACACGCCCGGAGGGATGGGTAGGTTGAAGGCCGCAGCAAGGGTGGCAACGCCGACCCAAGTCGATCGTTCACGAAGTTTGGTGAGGATAGTCTTCATACGCTTGGAGGGACGGAACAATGGATGGTAGTTGGGGCGCTTCACTTTTGAGCAGTCACTTCAACCGTTTTGAGGGTTTCGTATTCGCTCTTGAGTTGCTCGCCTTTGACCTTGGCGGACAGGCCGAGAGTCACCCAGCCAAGGGTGTCGAGGCCGGTCTTGTCGCGGAGCTTCTGGTCGAAGTTCGTGCAGGAAGCCAGCGGGAGGGCGAGGAGAAGGAGCAGTGCGTGTTTCATAATTCAGTGGGTGGAGCGAGTAACGTCAGCCAAGATTCGGTGGAGGTTGAGCCTGTCCTTTTCACAATCGTCCGAGCGTTTCTCCAGCTTGTCAACCTGTTGAGTGAGACTATCCAGACGCTCTTTGCGCTCAGTGTTCAAGGCGGTCACCAGCTTTTCGTTGCCCTTGGTCAGCCACCAAACGGCCAAAATCAAGAGAGCGGCGACAGGTCCAGATTTCAGGACGGGTTCAAGAGCGGCAATCACTTCGGGGGGCATAATCACATAGGAGCGTTGAGGATTTCGAGTTGGCGATGCCGCGAGATGATACCCGTATTGACCAGCGCATTCAAGCCAAGAATGACCCTAGGGTCATCAGATTGAACGGACGAACGCCACGCGGAGAGTAGCAGTCGGAGGCCGGCGATGGTCGGGTCAGAAGACAAGCTCATGGCCACCATCTCGTCCATCGTGAACTCAGCGATGAAGGCTTCAACGTCGGGCCAAGACTTCGGTGGGTTTTGCTGCCGGTGCCACTCCGCTTCCGCATCGTCACGGGTGGAGTCCAGCTCTTCCTGCGTCGGTGGAGGCAGGCCGTCAGTAAACAGGATTTGATCGCCAAACTGGTTGGCAAAACGACCAAGGAAGGCCAGATGGAAAAGGTGGGTCATATAGTGATCGTGGTGTAGGCAAGGACGCTGCCGGTTTTGACGGTCAAAGTCCCACTGATGCCAGTTTCGACTTTTCCTTGAAGTTGGAAAGTTCCCGGAAAAGCGCCGTTGCGAACCACTCCAACAATTCGCGCAGGGCGGTTCGCAGTGCTTCCGTTGGCGTTAGCAATGATGGAGCCAAAAGCCGTGACGACGTTGTTGGATTCTGCCGTTGCGGTGTTCGCCGAGTATCCTTGCAGATTGATGCGCGTTGGCGACGCTGGACCAGAAACCCCAAATTCAGAGCCTGTTGCAGAAGCCGTAGTTGTGTAAATCAGATACGCTTCAATCAAGTAATTAGTGTCTGCCGCCATGGAGAAAGACAACCCTGTAATGTCTTGTAGTGTGCTGTTGTTGGTTGTGCTCCAATCGGTAGTAAGTTCAACTCCGGTGAATCCTCCTCCGCCCCCGCCAGTCGCAGTCAGCGTCGTCCCAGAGATCGACAAGCCGGAGCCGACTTCCAGGTGGGTCAGCTTGCTCGCCGAGTCGTCCCAAAACACGATGCGGTCTGCGGCGGGGTCATCGGCGGTCAGGTCTTGTCCGGTAAGGCCGAAGATGTCCGAGACGGATGCGCTCAGGGTGACGTCGCCGCTGTTGCTGCCAGCCAAGGTGCCGCTGGCTCCGTCTGCAATCGTGATGCCGCTGTTTTGGACTAGCAGCCCAGTAGTTGAATCAAACCGAACAATGGCGTTGTCGGTGGCGCTTGCGGGTCCAATGACGGCACCGATACCGCCCCCCGTTGCCGACAGCGTCGTGCCGCTCAGGGACAGTCCTGAGCCGAGGGTGATTTCCTCGACATCGCCGGAGCCAGCCGCACTACCGCGTCCAAGAAGTCGGGAAGCGGCAGAGACATTTTGAATTTTGGCGTATGTCACTGCATCATTGGCAATCGTAGCTGCCTGCGAGCCGCTGCCCGGACCAGCCGTGACATCCCCGGTCAGTTGGGTAATACCTGTGTCCGTTGCGGCGATAGTGATGGAGTCGGTCGTGGCGTTTGTGGTGATGGTCACGTTGCTGCCCGCGACCAACGTAAGCGTGTCGGTGGTTGTATCTGCAACGACGTTGGATTGTCCGGCAACGGCAATCGTCTGAAAAAGGTTTTGGTCGCCGGTGTTGGTGCCCGTGCTGGTGCCGCTGCCGCTCGGGTAGAGCGTGTCGAAGTAGGTCTTGAGCGTGGCTTTTATGTTTGACCAAGAAAGCTTCTTCAAGACGTTGGATGCTGCGCTATCAATCAAGCCAACCGTGTCGGCGTCAACTGGCGTCGTCTTGGCCGTTGCTCCGTTAATGGCAGCTCCAACATTCGTGGCGTCGGTCACATCCGCGCCTGCCTCGATGCCGTCGAGCTTGGAGGCATAGGCCGTGGTCATCAAACCATCCTGCGAAGCCGAGGCATCCCGAATCTTGTCGCTGCCTGGCGTGACGTGACTGCTGGCGTGTGCAGTTGGCGTGCGTGCATCGGAAAGCCGCGTGTCGCTCGCTTGAACCGCAAGGCCGGCAGTCGTCTCGGCGCTGGTCGCAAGCTCAACCACGCCCTTTGCGGTCGTGGAGGCGTCGGCTACGTTGATGGTCGGGTTGCCGCTAACGCCATCGCCGTTGGAGACGCTGACGTTGGTGCCTGCTGTGAGAGTGCGGGCCGTGGTGACGTTCAGAGCGGTGCGAACGACGATGCCGTTGGCTCCTGGGTCGGCCATGCCTCCTCCGCCCAAGTCGGCAATGTCCTGCGTTGTGGTCTTCTTGAGCGTTCCGGCGTCGTTGACCAGCACTTCTTCCGTGCCTACGAGCGTGGCGGTTGTCTTGCCCGAGATTGCAGTGGACTGAATCGTAGCAGCTTGGCTGCCGTTGCCAGGTCCAGCAGTAACGTCTCCGGTCAGTTGGGTGATGCCCGTGTCGTCGATGGCAACCCAACCAGTGTTTCCCGTGCCGCTTTCTTTTATGTAAACCGTCGTGCCGGTGCCGCCATCGGTGCGGTGATACGTCGTGCCAACCGGAGCGGTAACGACGCCCTCCGGCGACCCGCTGCCGCTAGTGATGCGGACATCGGTTGCGGTCAGGTGGTAGTCTACTTTGGACGCAGTGCCGCTGCCCGCCGCTTCCGGTTTAATGACGTTTGTTCCAGATGCCGCAGAAATGGTTAGACGCTCGTAGTTGCCGCTTGACGGGTAGGTTTCATAGATGCGAAGTGTCTGAGCGTCGGTTCCAAACCCAGTATTTGGGCGGAACGCAGCCACATTGGCATCCGTATCTGGACGGAGGTTGAAGTGCAGAACGGTTTCTGAGGACGAAGCTGCGGCAAAGCCAGCACCATTCTGGGCAACGAGGTCGCCAGTCACGGCAAACCCAGAACCAAATCCAGTCAACCCAAGGTAGCCCACCCTATCGGTCCCATTGATTTTGAAAACCGGATTGAGGTTTGAAGCGAGAGTGATGTCGACAACACCATTGTCGGCGACAGTCATCAAACTGTTTTGAAGCGTGGAGCTTCCGGTTCCATCGGCACGCAGCACTGCGTTGTCCGTAGACCCTGTGCTGCCACCAATTCCGCCTGTTGCTGCAATTGTAATGGAGTCCGTGGTGGCGTCGGTCGTGATCGTCACGTTGCTGCCAGCCACCAAGGTCAGCGTGTCAGAAGTGCTATCGGCCACCACGTCCGATTGGCCAGAGACTGCGACGGTGCCAAAGAGGTTCTGGTCGCCAGTATTGGTGCCGGAACTGGTGCCGCTGCCGCTTGGATAAAGCGTGTCGAAGTAGTTTTTCAGCGTTGCCTTGATGTTTGCCCAAGTCAATTTCTTCAAAACATTGGACGCGGCACTGTCCAAGATGGGCATCGCGTCGGCATCTACGGGCGTTGTTTTAGCTGTCGCACCGTCAATTGATGAACCGACATTGCCTGCATCGGTGACATCAGCATTTGCCTCAATGCCGTCGAGCTTTCCGGCATAGGCAGTCGTCATCAGCCCATCCTGCGAAGCGGTAGCGTCGCGGATTTTGTCTGTGCCGCCCGTAACATGGCTGCTGGCGTGCGCCGTTGGCGTGAAACTGCCCGAGACGGAAACCGTAGTTCCCGACATGGCCAGACCGGTGCCAAGGGTGATTTCCTGAACGTCTCCGCTTCCAGCATCTCCACGACCGAGCAATTTCGACGCCGCTGAGACGTTTTGCATTTTTGCATACGTGACTGCATCATTGGACACGGTCAATGCACCCGTGTTGGTCAGGGTGGCATCGCCAGACAAGCTCTTGTTTTCGAACGCGGTCCCAGCCGAGTTGGCGATAAGAAGTTGCCCGCTAGTCAGACTGGTGATCGTCACGCCTTCGTCATCGGCGATATTGCTCCCGAGAGTCGGGCGAATGAATAGGGTGCCGTTGTTGGCGTGTGCAGAGACGACGGCGCAGACAAGGATGCGGGGGTTCGGAGCGACAGGGGCAACCTTGGTCAAGCTCCCGGTGGTCGTTCCGGCGTAGATTACATCGCCGTCGTTCCACGTTTCGCCGTAGTTTGCACCGTTGGTCTGGATGCCGCGCAGCTTGCCAAACTGAATGGCGAAGCCTTCTTCCCCGTTGTCGAGTTCTTCGGCGAGCAAGCCCATAAAATAGGGGCTGGGCCCAGTGCCGTTCCATGGTTGGACGAGTAGGTGCCCACTGTTGCCGTCCGTTCCAGCAAACATAACCGGCGTGCCCTTGGCAATTGTGACCCCGGTAGAGTTCTTAACGTGGTAGACCTGGTGCGCTCCAGTATGCAGGGCAAAGCTGTTTAGCTGGATGTCCAGGGTTTCCTCATCGGCATTCCACGCCATTTGCCCCTGCGCACTAAGAGTCTCAGCCGCAGCCGTGTCAAAGGTCAATTTGTCAACGGTAGGGCTGTCGGTCCAAGCCGTGTCGTAGTTCGTCGCCGAGTTCTTGACCAGCAGGTCGCCGGTGGCGCCACCGCTCGGAACTCCAGGGCCAGGCACCAAGGTCGGGCTGACGTTGACCGCATGGACCTGCTGCGCGGGGTTCGTCACGGTGACCTGCACAGGACCGGGAGCGGGATTTGTGACGTATACCTTGATCGCCATATTAGGACTGGGTGCAGACGTTACGGACAAAGACTTTAGCGGTAAACACCGGAGGCAGGCGAATGCCGCTGCCGTTTGTCAACACGACGTCGTAAATGTAATCGCCAATTGTCATGGCGGCAGTCTCGGTGTCGGTTTTGGCAATCTGGTAAGTGCCTGTCGAAGCGTCGACCCAGGAAATTCCCATGGTGAAAGCGAGGGCAGAATCAACGTCCTTGCGGGCATCGGCGTCGATGGTGTAACCGGAATAGTCAATGGGGTTGCCGTCCTCATCGCACAGTTGATATTGCACCGCCACGAAATCGATGTTTCGCAGGAATGTCACATTGAGATTTGAAATGTCAGCGCATGCCATAAGGGTATTTTTACGTTCTCAAAGTGAAAAAGCAAGGTCAGTCTTCGGTTTGCGACTTGTAAATCTTGCGGGCATCTCTGGCGACGTTGCCAAAGACGTCAACCGCACCGCCTGCAGGACCAAAGATGGTCGACATGATCGTGCCGACTGCGGCGGAAATCTTGTCGATCTCATCCAGCACCGAATCGGGATCGTCCTGGAACAGGTCGTCGATGTTGCGCACCGCTTTTTCCGTGACGCTGTAAACCTGGCCAGGCAGCAATTCGCTTGGGAAAGTATACATGCCAGCAGCACGACGGGCAGCGGTATCGATGACCGATCCCAGGACAAACAGACCGTTGATCGGACCGAGTGCGAGCGACAGCGCCCAAGTGTCCAAACTCCATGCACGCTCTTTGTCATCGTCGTCGCCCATGATGGACATCAGGAAGCTGCCCATCAGCTGCGTCACCGCAGCTTGCACGAAATGCGCGACGAGAATGCGCTGAATGTTCATGCCGACTTCTTTGCCCTTGGCAAGGTTGCGCATCGCCATCAATTCGATCGCCAGTGACTTTCGAGATTCGCTGGCAAACATCCACAAGGATTTGACGATTGGGTTTGTCTGGTTCTCGATCAACGCACGGTTGACCAGGTCAGCAGGCTGCGCAGAAGTGGCAATCATTCGTTCGACCCGCTTCATGGCAATCGCGTTTGCTTGTTCCTCGGTCGTGCCTTCTTCGCGCATCGCCACCTTTTTGTAATAGCGGAACGAAATGGCTGCGCCCAAGGCAGTCCAGCCGGCGTCGGTCATTGCCATCGGCATCATGCCCTTCTGCATGGCAGCGATAAGCGTCGATCCGGTAATGCCGGCACGCCCCATGGCGATCCGAGCTTCGGCAGAAAACCCACCATCAAGTCGACGCTGGATGATTGGAGATTCCCACATTGCTGCAACGTCCGAAGCAAAGTTGACCGGATCCCCGAAAGCGTTTGCCAAACCGATCGCGTAAGCGTGCGCAGGAACGTCTGCCAACAGAGGATTGAGGAAAGCGCTCGTTTGCTTGACGACGGGCGACACACGGAACGCCAGACCTTTGAACGCCCGGAACTTCGTCAAGTTCGACCAGATCTTGTTGACGGAATGCAAGTCCCAGGCGGCGCGATTGCCGTTCGATTCGATTGCCTTGAGCCTGTTGTTGATGCCTTCCAAAGCACCCTTGCCGGATTTTGTGCGAATTGCGTTTTGCACGTTGGCATTGAACATCACCGACTTCATGTCGCGCATCAGTTCGGCATGACTGACCCAGTGCGAAACGTGTTCCCAGTGCGACAGGAAAACGACAAACGCATCCATCTCGCGCAAGGGCAAGCTGTTGTTGACTCGC